CAAATTATCTGCCCGCCAAGGCGGAATTGACCGTAACCAAATGGTATGGGGCTGCCGGGCGCGCTGGAGGAAACCTGTAAATCATTAAGGCGCGGCCCTAGCGCGGCGCTGCCCGGAAACAAAAGCGAGCCAGCTACGCCGCCGACAACGCTACCAATTCCAAAGCCAAGCGCGAAAGCTCCAACGCCGCCAGTTGCTACGGCGAGCAAGCCTCCAACGATTCCAACGCCAAGTGTAAGTGCTAAACGTGCCATTTAGTTTGCTCCACCGTGACACGCGCGTGTTACGGTTAACCAGCGGTACCGCCAAGCGGGATGCGAACCTCCATCAACTTGATGCCGTCGATGGTGTACAAAATTCCTTGCGTGTTGTATTGCGGTGTAACCAACTTTGGCTGCAATTTGTCGTTATCGAAACGCACGGGCCAGTGGAATTGGAAATCAGCCGTAATGATGTCCGCCAGTGTGCCGTATCCGTGCGCCGTATTGTAAGCCGCACTGTTCGGCGCTGGCGTTAAAGTCATTACGCCGGTTTCCGCGTCCACGCTTGTGGCGATTCCAAAAAACGAGGCAAGGTTGGTAACGCCGTTACGTGTGATATAAGCCACAACCGTGTCCGTTAAATGGTTGCCGTTGTAGTCCACAACCTCCGACATAATCGGTTTCTGGATCGGACGAACAACCGCCATGCCGGGGTTAGCGGCAAACGTGTACGTTTTTTGCAACTGAAAAGCTTCGGTCGCGCTGTCGCCGGTACCGATAAACTGCGCTGTGGCGCTGAAATCAGCAGGCCAGTACAGGCGGAAGCCGTTCGCCTTACCGCGTACCGCGTGAAAGAAAGCCTGCAAGGTATCGTAAAACGGTTGCTTCTGTCCGACGAAAACTACATCCCACTCGCCGCGCGATTCCGACCAGTTTTGGTTGCGTTGCTCATAGCCGGAAAAGCCGGAGTTTACCGTCGTGGCATAAGTTGGACCGCCAACCGCCAGCAAAGAAAACGGACGTGGAAGTTCCACTTCTAAGAAAGCCATTAGTACCCACCTCGGTTTCGTGAGTTGCCGATAGAAACCTGCCGCGTCATATCGCGCAACATTTGTCCGGACGATTTCCGGAAGCTATCGGCATCGCTGGTTTGCACGTTCATGGTTACGTGTGTGTCGCCGCCAGTCATGGCGCTTGGCGCGGCGCTTGGTAGAATCGTGCCACTGGTATGCGGCACAAATACCTCAGGGCGCTTTTCGCCAACCACGTACCACTTGCCGGGCGTAACGTCGCCGCCGCGTTCCTGTCCGCCACCGAATGAACCAAGCAATGACGCCAATCCACCGCCAGCGCCGCCAGCGCCTCCGCTGGCGCTCATTGTAGCCGCCGCCGTAGTCAAAGCCGTAGCCGCGCCGGTTAGCGCCGCGCCAGCCGTTGTAAGTGTCGTGCCAGCCGTGGTAAGTGCCGCGCTTGCCGCCGCCTGTGATCCGCCGCCGCCGATACCGGAGCCGCCGAATATTTGACCAAGTATGCCGCCGCTTTGTCCAACTGTGCTAAACAGTTTGCCAAGCAACGACTTTATTTCGCTGGAAACGAGCGTCTTTTCCATCGAGGTAACAAGGTCTTGCCACTTGGCTTTACCTGTGGTTACCATTTCCGTAAACTGATCTGTGATGCCGGTTAGCGCCTGATCAGTCAGCTTTTCCATTATCTGACCTTGCAACGGAATGGACGCAGCAAACTTAGCGAAACCAGCCGTAATGCCAGCGGTAAAGCTGTTCGATTGTGCCGCCAAATCCGCCGTCTTGGCTTTCAAATCCAAAAGCGTTTTGCCGTACTGGTCAGCGGTAAGCCCCATCGCCTTCCAGTTTTGATTGAGGTCGTTAATCGCGGTTTGCATTACAACGAGTTCGCTAGGGTCGTAAGCTTTCGACGCCGCAAACACAGCCTTGGCGGCGGCGGCTTGGATAGTAGCGGCGCGGACAGCATCAACGTTAACAGCTTGTTCGCCCCATTTGGCGGTATCTTCCTCAACCGTTTTGGCAACCTGAGCCTCAATGGCGTTTGCCGCGCCAGCCTCGGCGGTCATCTTTTTCAAAGACTCCGCGAAATCGGCAACCGCTTTGGTTTCCAATTCGTCGTTTAGTGCTTTAGTTTTCAGGCGCAGCGCATCAATCTCGTCGCCTTGGCGCTTAATATCCGCCGCCAGCTTGACCGAATTGTCGCTAACATTCTTGCCGCCATTCGTTATTAAATCGTACTGTGTTTTGAGCTCGTTAAGGTGGTCGATCAGCGGCGTAAGCTCCGCGTTATTCTTAGCCTGAGCAAGCGCAAGTGCGCTATGCGCGCTGGCAACATCCTTCAGCGCGGCAATCTGTTTGTTGAGCTTTTCGTCCAGTGTGTCAAGACCTTGCTGGTCCGCAACGGCGGCTTTGAAGGTTTCCATCCACGCAACGTTCGCCTGTATTTGCGGCACGGCGGCGCGCCACGCGGCAAGGAACTTGCCTGACGTGGTTTCACCCTTGGCAACAGCTTCGTCCCACAGGCGTTGGATTTCTTCGCCGGATTGCGCGGAGGCGCGCGCCTCAATGGTTGCACTGGAAACCTTGCCAACAGCTTCGGCAAGCTCCTTTTGCTTTTCCATTGCGCGTTCCGACGCGGCAACCATGTTGTCGATCCACGTTGTATCGACGGATTTTGCGGGCGGAGCCGAGCTAGGCTTTACTGATTTCTCCGGCTTTGCATTCGTGGCATCCCAAACCTTGCCAATATCTGTTATGCCATCCTTAATGTCTTTGGCAGCGTCCGACCAGCTTAGTTTCGCGGCGTTGGCGGCATCCGCGCCGCCTTGTTTTATATCCGCCCATGCTTGCTTGAAATTACCTTCCAACGCGTCGCGCGAGGCAAAGCCAAGACCTTGGAACGTGCCTTGCAACACGCCGATTAAACCAAAGAAGGCGTCTTGCACAACTTTAATTGTGGTAACAAAACCTTGGAAAAGGTTCAGCACAATTTTGCCAGCGTCCGCCCACACGGCAATAAACTGGACAACCTGATCGTGGTTGTTTTCAAAGAAAGAAATGAACTCGTCGGCAACCTCGTTAAGCGCCGGTACCAGTTGCTTGGCTAATTCGTTTTCAACGCCTTGGAACGCGCCTTGCATCAAGGCCATGTTCGTTTTTAATTCTTCGCCGCTGGCGGCTGTGGCTTCATCAACAGTTGCGCCAAGCTTGGAAAAATGCTCCTCAAGCGCGGCAAGCTTTGCGCCGCCTTCGTCCAGCAACGGAATCATCTCAGCGCCAGCGCGTCCAAATATCTTGATGGCAAGCGCGGTCTTTTGCGGACCATCCGCCATTTCCGAAAACCGCTTGGCTACGTCATTAAAGATTGCCTCAGCCGGACGCATTGCGCCGGTTGTATCGGTAACCGCGATACCAAGGTCGCGGTAAGCGTTTGATGCTTTCGGGCCTTGCTGTGCGGCGGCAAGCGCCGACCGGTCCATACGCTCCAGCGCCTTGCCCATCTGGTCAACGCCGATGCCTACTGTACCGGCTATGTCGCCAAGCAAAGAAAGTGTCGGCACGGAAACGCCGGTGGCTTTGGAAAGCTCGCCAATCTTGGCGGCACTTAAACCGGCGTGGATCGCCAGTCCGTCAGCGGCAACGCCAGCGGCAACGAATGCACCAATGATGCCGGTTGTGGTACCGGCAACGCCGCCGCCAGCGTCAGCGATGTTTTTGAAAGCGGAGGTAATGCTTGAAACAGCGCCGCCAAGTTCGGGGCTTAAACCGGCAAACGATTCACCAAGGCGTCCGACAGCATCACCGATAGAGGCAAACTGGTTAGAGACTTCTTTGGCAAACGCTTGCGCTTGGTAAGTGGCTTTGTCAAGTCCATCTTTCCAAGCGGCGGTGTTAATGCCAAGCTCCAGAAGCAACTGTCCAAGTAATCCTGCCATAACGGTTATCCTAGCTTGCGCTTCATGAAAATGTTCATGAGGTAAATCTTTTGTTGCATTGGCGTCAGCTCGCGCATATCAATTGGCTTCGGCTTCCAATCCGGTACAAAATCCAGCGGCGATTTCGGCTCGCGATTCGGGTCGCCAAACGGCGCGCAATTGTAAATCATAGCCGCTACAACGCCAGCGTTAAGCGTTTCGTGGTTTTGCTTGTTGCGTGCGCGCCGCAACAGGACGTCATATTCGCGCATGTTTAGTGCGCCGATTTCGTCCTCTTGCAAACCTAAGTCGTACCGCGCGATTGCCCACAGATCGAGCCAGCTTAGTTCGCTGGGGCCGTCGCTAAAGGGTCCGCTGAAGCTGGCACCGCCTTACCGGCGCGCGCTGCGCGAATCCTTGCCGCCTGTTCCTCCGGCAACTGTGAAACCAGCGCCTCGATACAGGCAACAAAAGCTTCCTTGGCGCTTTCCAGCGTCAGGTTAGAGCCAATGGCGTCCAGACCTTCGTCGCCTGCGTAATCCGGATGGTTTTTTTGCACGCCAGCCCAGAAAATGGTGGCGATAGTGGAGGCGGAAGGCTCGTCCAGTAGCCGTCCAAATTCGCGCAACACGTTGATGCCAAGCTTTGCCTCAAGCAAGCACAGCGCGTTAAAGTCGTAAGCAATCTGGAAACTGATCTCGAACTTGTCTCCGTTCGCGTCGTTCACCTTCAAAAGGAACGGCACGGATGGAGTAATCCTCTTGCGTAATTCTGTTGCTGGCATATCGGCTCCTTATAGCCGCCGTGCGGTAAACGCACGACAAGCGCACATGATTAGTACCCCGCAGGGGTCGGCGTTAGCCAACCCCTACACAATACCAGCCGCGTGTTACGAGCCAGCCGCGTAAGAAATCGCGCCGGTAATCTTCAGCTTTCCGCTGATGGACATTTCCTTGTCGTGCGGAATCGAGCGGTCGATACTGGCAACGTAAGCCTTGAAGGTAAACGTGCCAAGCGACGTGTTGAAACCTTGCGCCGGAGCAGCGGGAAGCACAACCTCCCAATTTACCAGCGTGGCGGCGTTGAAAAATCCGATAATCGCCTGCTCGGTGGAATCGTTGGGAATCATGTTTCCGCTAAAAGCAACTTCGCCGGAATCCGCCAGCGTGGGCAGCCATTCGCGGAAGTTGCCAGATTCAAAGTTCGTCACGTCGGCCAAATCGTACTTGGAGCCGCTGAAGGTGATGGTTTTGATTTCAGCCGCCAAAGTGTAGGCAACCGAAGGCGGATTGGTGGAATACTGTAGCTGTGAGCCACGACCGGCAACAGCCTGTGAGTTCGTGTAAGGCATTGTTTTGCTCCTTTTCTTGCGGGGTTTTTCTACAACACTTGCTGGTACTAAAAGTCGTTAACTTACGTCGCCGTCAATGTATATAAACTCAAAGTCGACGTGCGTGGTAAAAATCGTGCCGTGTGGTATCGGCTCAGCGGTATCAATTTCTGACCGCTTCCATGCGCCATGCACTTCCGCTTCGCCAGCCGCCATTGTGCCGTATAGCGAAATGAGCGCAAGGCTGACATATTTCGCCAATTCCTTGGCTTGCTTGTACGTGCTACCGTGGCACGAAAACCGCCAGCGCGCGTTCGTTAGCGCGTTGGTTCCTTGCAACGATTCGGTCTGCGGCGCGCCGCCAACTTGGCTGTACACAAGGTACGGCGCTACTGGTTCGCCAAGCGCCATTACCGGGTAAATGCCGGTCGTGCTATCGCCGCGCGTGGACGGAGTCCCGAGCTGACTTTTTACGCCGGTATCGGCGGCAAGGTACGCTTGTAAGCCTTCTACCAGCACGGAGTTTCTCCCTCAATATTCCACGCGGCTGTGACGGGTAATCCACCGCCGGTAAAAGTTAAATCAAGCCGACCGTTTCTTTCAAATCGTCAACCATTTCCGCAAGCGCACCTTCCTTGGCTTCTTCCCAACCGGCTGTGATAAACGGCTCCTTGGCGCGATTCTTCGTTCCAAATTCCAACCAACCGGCGACCATCTTTGCTGTGCGGACGCCCCACGTTTCCTTTCGGTCGGAATAAACCGCTTTGGCGTTTGGTCCGATAAAGGCGCTGCCAGCAATCGCGCCTTTCTTGAGGCTGATTTTAATGTCAAAGTGCTCAGCCATGAAACCGGACGCACGCGGCGCGTTGGCAATCACTTTGCTGAGTACATATTCCGCACCGGCGCGCAGCGCATTTCGCACGCCGGTCTTTGCCATCTTTTCGTCTAAGGCTTCCAGCTTTTGTTGTATCTCTTTCAAGCCGGTCCACTTTTGCGTTACAAATTCGCTCATTTAGTTCGCCCTACCTGTGGCGGCTATGTAAGAAAAGAAATCAAACGTCGCCGTTTTGGCGGCGGTTGTCCGCGTGAGCACTTCAAAAAATGGCACGAGGTTGCCAGTTGTAACGTCCGTTGTTGTGGTAAATTCTGTGCCGCCGTCAATCTGGAAGCCAATTGTGCCAGCCACGGTTGAGCGTATCCGTATATGGTGCATGTTCGTATCCGCCGCAATCGAGTTGGTTGTGGCGTAAGAATAGACGCTGCCGCTTGCTGTAACCCACGTAAAGTCCGCGTTGGACGAAGCGTTGGCTGTATCGTACTCAACCCACATACCGTCTGTTGGCGGATCGGATGTTACCGAAGCGGCGGCGCAAACGCCCGCGCGCACGGCACACAAAGTTGTTTGCCCGAGCTTAAAGTAAATGTTTATTTCCCAACCGGCATTACCGCCAAGGTTTCCTAGCGGCGCGGCCGTGTTTTTGTAAATAACAATACCGTCGCCGCTGCCCGCCAATCCGGTGGTTAGTGTTAGCTGTCCGGGGTTTGCAAACGTGCCGGTTGCCGCGCCAATCGTGCCGGTGGCTGAGACAATGTCATGCTGTTGCCAAGCCGTGTCAAACACGATTTGACCAGAGCCGGGCGTACTGTTTGCTGGCGCGGCTATAAAATCTTCTTTGAAGCCGGTGCTACCGGCTCCTTTTTCGCCAGCATCCGCGTAAGCCGTGGTACAAAGTTTGGTGCTGTTATCAAAAGCGGCTTGCGTTGTGGCGGACGTGCCGTTTGGTACTGCCACCGCCGCCGCCAAGTTGCCAGCGGTTGCCGCCTGTAAGTTGGCAACCTGTGTTGTGGAGGTAACAACAAACGGCGCGGTACCGATGGCGATGGTAGAAACCAACTGAGGCGCTGACAAGTTATTGCTTGAAACAAGCGCGTTGGCGGCGGTACCAGCAACGGCGTTCGCGGTAAGCGTACAAGAGCCGGAGGTTGATCCTTCAAAGGTTATCGTGCCAGAAACCGTGCCAGTAAGTCCGAGCTGGATGTTAGCCTTTGCTGTAACTAATCCGGTTGCGCCAATCGTTGTAAACAGCGCGGAGCTTGCCGCCGTGCCGCCAATCGCGCCGGGTGAAGCAAACGTTGCGCCGTTTAGCGAGCTGGCATTAAGATTAGCGACGTTGGTTGTCGACGCCACAGTAAACGGCGCTGTGCCGGTAACAATTGTAGACTGGAAAGATAGCGCCTTGACAGCGGCATCCGCGCTTAAATCAGCAAGACGAAAATATGCGATTGCGCCACTGCGTCCAAGCAACGGGAAAGCCGATGATTTGCCGCCAAGCTGGATACCAGTAAAGCCGTTGTCCACGCCGCCAGCTTCTAAAAGAAGCACGCCGCCGGGCTGTCCAGTCATCCACAACGTTGACCTAAAAACAATGGTACCGCCAACTGGCATTTGCAAAATGCCGGTAGTGTTCAAAGTTGGAACGCCGGTCCAAGTAAAGGCCACGGCGGAGGATTGCACGCCAGCCGAAGTTTTCAAAGTAAGCACACTGGTGCTTGCGACAGATGCAATGGCGTACGTCACACCGTTGATGATTATTTGCGTGTCGTATGGCCAGTTGGTTGCGAAAGCGCCGGTAACGGCTGTAACAACGGTGCCGTTCGTTGTACACGTTCCAACGACGGCTTGCCCGGCTTGTCCGATGTCGCTAAATGAGTTCGTAATCGTTGTGCCAATGTAACCAAGCGTGGAAGGCGTGCCGCCAGCGGCTACGCGGAACACAGAGTAAGAAAGCGCGCCCGGCGATTCGGCCCAGCTTAAATTATTCTGTTGCGTGCCAGAAGCGTCCAGCGTGGATGATCCAACGGCTGTTGTGCCTGTCGGACTTTGATCAGTTGTCCACGGACTTGTTGCGGATGCCACAGGGCTGTTGTTGTCGTTGGCAACTACAATGTACGACCACGTGGTGCTGTTTCCACCGCTGCCGGTTGAAACCGCCGTGACCGTAACCGCGCCAACGGTTGTTAGCGCACCCATATTATAGCTTCCGGCTTGCAACGGAATTACTGTTCCAAAGTCGTAGGCGATGGGGCCAACGGCGGACGTGTTGCCAAAGGTGTGCGTGAAAATCAAACGCGAACCTTTTAATCCGTTACCCTGTGCCGCAGCCTCAATAGTCCAATCGGAAAGTTGCGAGGTTGTGCCGTCCCAATACGCATCCTTGAAGTGCATAAAGGCAGCGTGTGAGCTGCCGGGGGGACTAAAGGTAACGCCGGTTTGTACGCCAGCGGTTGACGTCAGGGTCAAAGACGTTGTGCTTTGAACAGAAGCGATAACGTAACCAACACCGTTAATAACGCATGTGGTTGTGCCGCCAATCCAAGCGGTGTTAAACGGCGCGCCGGAAACGTAACTCACGACCAAACCGTTTGTGTTGACCACGGCGTTGGCGGAATAAGAATAAGCAACGTTGCTTTGTGTCCCCGCCGTGCCGGTTAATGTGAGCGCATAGGTGCTTTGCACAGACTGTACTGTGTACACGACCGAGTTTATGGTAATAGGAGCGCCAGCCATGTTAGCGAAGAATGGCGCGCCGGTTACCAGCGTGACGGACGTGCCGCTGGTGTTTACGTTACCTGTAGTTAATCCTTCCGTCGCGGACGAGCCGGGACCGGAAATAAAACCTTGCGTGCCGTCCGTGTTGTCAATCTCGATAGTTGCCAATCCAGTTGTGTTGGTTATCAGACGATAACCGCCAGAAACAATGTGCTGGGGAAGCGATAGCACAATACCTGTCGCCGCTGTGCCGGTAACAGCAATTTGGTTTGCGGTACCTTGAATGGCGGCAACCGCGTTGTCAACGTAAGCGGTCGACGCAGCAATGGTTGAATCGGTCAACGGCGTCGCTGTTGGAAGTACAGGGCTGGCATCAAAAGTAACCGTGCTGTGAAATTCAGTAGCGCCGCCAAAGAAATTGAGGTCAGATGTTGAAAGCTGATAAACGCCCCAAGGGTGCGTTACGGCGGCGCTTGCCTGTTGCTTGATGTACAGTCCGTAAAGATTCGTAATCGGACCAGCCCCAACGCCGCCAGCTTCAACAAAAAGGCCATAGCCATTGTCAAGCGTTGCGGTGCCATTGTTTTGGACAAAACCAAGTACGCCGAATATGCCACCAGTTTGGTGACCAGCCACGCCAGAAATTATTTGCGCCTTGCCATACACTCCAAAAAACTCATTTGCGCCGACAGCGTTGATGGCGACAGAAGAATCCACGCCAAGGTACTCGCCTGTGGCGGCGCTGGTTATGTGATTTACATAGAAACTGGAAACAGTGTTCGGCGCGTTCGGCGCGTTGTTTCCTGTGCTGATTTGAACCGGCACGTAAAGCGTATTGGTTAACACAGTGTTGGAAAGCGGCGCAAGTGTGCCTTCCACAGCTTCAGCGCGTGCGGTTTCAACAGCCACAGCGGTGTCAACGTAAGCAGTGTTGGCTATCTGACCATTATTGGTTAGCGCCGCCGCGTTCGGGACTGTTGGCACGCCGGTAAAGTGAGGACTGTTAATCGGCGCGCCAGAAAACGTACCAACGGCGTTGTCGATTATTTCCATGTTCAAGTCAAGATCAAATTGACTTGTGCCGGTGGTATCGTGACCATCCGCTCCGTGACCGGAAATAGTAAGCCCGAGATATTGTGTCTTTCCTTGTGCGCCCATTTACTCTGTCCTTTTCCGTAACGTTTCAAGGTGCCGCAAAACCAAAACACGTGCCGGATGTACGATGCCGTTCGCTTCTTCAATGCCCGTTGCCAGCGCCGCAATCCAGCGCGCGCGCTCATCAATAAAACGTTGCCGCCAATCCTTGATTGCCGCCGCCATTTCGGCGTCGCCAACGTATAAAACAGCGCCAGCCGCGCCGGTATCACCTTTTTCGCCGCGTGCGCCAGCCGTGCCGGTATCGCCTTTTTCTCCACGTGCGCCAGCCTCGCC